TGACCGGTAAATATCTTGGCAACACCAACGCGTCAGCGCGTGGCGTGTTCGCTGTCGATATGACGTTCCCGGATCAAATTCCCGTTATCGCGCAAGGTGACGTGGGTACTGCCGCGATCTTCAGTAAAGCGATGTATCGCATTCAAGACTTGGTGCAGGCGGTTGCGCCCGAAGGTCTGGCTCAGTACGCGCAGTATTACACCGAGATCACGGCGATGTATCAAGGCGTGCGCGAAGCGTCGGAAACTCTGACGCCGGCGGTCGCCACGATCGATCAAAAGGTCACTGACGCGTCGACCAGCGCCTCGACCGCAAACACGCGCGCGACTGCAGCCGCAACCAGCGCAACCCTGGCGCAGAACTGGGCCACCGCAACCAATAACACCTTCACTGGTGCCGGTGGGCTTTATGGTGCGCGCAAGTACGCCACTGATGCCGCGGCCAGCGAAGCGAACGCCAAGCTGTGGGCCACCAAAGACACGACCGAAGTCGTCACCGGTCAGGGTTTCTCGGCTAAACAGTATGCCGCCAATGCCGCGGCAAGCGCGACCACGGCGGGCAACTCGGTCACCACTGCGGCAGGTCACGTCACCAGTGCTCAAAACTGGGCAACTTCACTGACCAACACCTTCACCGGCGCTGGCGGTCTGTACGGTGCGCGCAAGTACGCCAACGACGCATCTGCAAGCGCAACCCTGGCATCGAACTGGGCAACCGCTACCGGTGTTGTCGCCGGCGGTCTGTACAGCGCAAAGTATTATTCCGAAGCCGCCAGCACCTCGGCGGGTCAAGCGGCCGCATCCAAGACTGGCGCCGACCAGGCGTTGACCGCGACGAACATCGCGAAGGGTTTGGCTGAAACCGCAAAGACCGCCGCTGAGACTGCGAAAACCGCCGCTGAAACTGCGCGCGACACTGCGCAAGGTCATGCAGGTACGGCGCTGACCCAGGCGAATCGCGCTCAAGGTTACGCCGATCAAATGGCCGCTGGTCAAGTCAATGCTGACTGGAATGCCACCGATGGTAAGGCGCTGATTCTCAACAAGCCTGACATTGCCGCAGTTGCCCTGCCTGCTGGCGGTACGACTTCGCAACTTCTTCGTGGTGATCGACAGTGGATTGACATCGCGGGTGCTGTCCGCGGCTCGGGCCTGACCGCTGTAACCCTGACCAATTCAGCTATCGCAACGAATGACACCATCCAGACTGCGTTCGGTAAAGCTCAGGCACAGATCAATGCCAAAGCCAACCTGGCTTCGCCGGTATTCACCGGCACTCCAACTGGCCCCTCTCCTGCCGCTGGTGCTTCGACCCAGCAACTGACCCCTGCCATATACGTCAAGACTGAGATTGCTACTGCCATCAACACCCTGATGGGCTCCGCGCCTGCCGCGCTCGACACGCTCAATGAACTGGCTACTGCACTGGGTAATGACCCTAACTTCGCCACTACCATGACCAACTCGTTGGCGAGTAAGGCAAGCCTAACTGGTGCAACGTTCACCGGCCCGGTGTCGATGAATGGTGAGTTCAAGTCGCCGGGTACGTTCAACATCAATGGTTCGGCCCCCAGTCAGCAAACTACAGGCTTGTACACCGCCGTATTTGACGGAACTATCGGCACCACCGGGAACCCTCAATACACCGTGGCACTGGTTGCTCAGGACAGCCCTGCACGCTCTATCGCCATGTCTGTGGATGGTGAAGGGTATCTGTGGGGCTTCCGCACCCACACGGTTGCTATTGATGGTGGCTTCAAATGGTCTTCGCGGGTTAAGAAGGCTGATGACGCCGACAAGGTGAATGGGCGTGTCAGTTCGAATGTTTCGTCGGTCAATACCGTTGTGGCTCGTGACGCTTTGGGGCGTGTACTGTCGGACGAATTTATCTCCACCAGTCTTAATGGTTTGCGCCTGGTCACTACGGGTGCCACTCCCGGCGTGGTTATGCGTAAAGATGATTCGCATTTCTACATGCTGTTGACCGACCCGGCCACTCCATACGGAAACTTTAACGCACTGCGTCCTTTCCGCATTGATCTGACCAACGGCAATGTCCACATGGCTCACAGCGTAGTTGTGGCTGGAGGATTGTCGGCAAATACCTTATCCGTGGCTGGTACTGATGTTTCGACCGCACTGAATGGTAAAGCCGCCCTGAATGGCAGTACTGCGCAGGTGATGAATGCAAGTACCTTCCAAACGGGCAATGGTGGCGGCATTGTTTTCCGCGATGGTTCTGGTGGTATCGCCGGTCGTATTCTGTCTTCCGGTGGTGCGATGTATTACCAAGCGGGTAAAGACGCTGCTGATACGACTGGCGTTGCGACTATTTGTCGTAACGTAACCACTAACGGTAGCTTGGCGGCAGTGAACGTATTCACCGCCAATATGACTGTCAAAGATACTGCTCAATCGGATACTGAATTCAATATTGACGGCGAGGGCGCATTTAACCGTTCCCTGAACTTCAAGACACTGGGTGTAATGCGTTGGCAAATTGCCGCAGATAATGGCGGCAGTTCTAACTTTGTCATCCGTGGGTGGGACAATAGCGCTGCAATGCGCGAGATGTTCAATATGGACCGCACATCTGGACATGCTGTGATGTACGGCAGCTTGAGCCTCGGGCGTCGTCAAGAAACCAACCTTGATACCTTATCCGGCAACCGCTTCTTCGGCTTCGGCGCTGGACCTGTCCCTGGGTCTTCTGGTGCAGCAGTTGGCGCACCTATCTCTGCCGGGGCCGCTGATGCAGTGGGTTTGCAGATGGATCAATCGGGGCAGCGAACTCAAATTGTTTGCTTGGCTGACGCTGAAGGCTTGATGGTTCGCACTGACGACACTCCTGACGGACAGAATGGATGGGGTCAGTGGAAGCAGGTGTGGGACAGCGGCAATCTGACTAAAGTTAGCCAGCTTACTAACGACGAAGGATACGCAAAGCTTTCCACCCCACTTACGGGGTATAGCACTGTAAGTGGAACTGTTGCGGCGGCTGATACGATTCTCACCGCATTCGGGAAGCTGCAAAACCAAGTTAATTCCCGTATATCTTCCGGCGGCGGAAGTATGAACGGTACTCTTACGTGGGCGACTAATTCCGCTTTTGGCATTAAAGGAGCGATGATTAGCCTCTGTACCGTTGAAGTCATTACCGTTCCATTCAATGCAACAATTAATCTGTCATGGGTTGGACATAACGTCGTTACCCCAACCGCAGCTACAACAATCAATCTGACGGCGCACCCACGTGCATACTCTTCAGCATTCATGATGCTTGAGCTTATCAATGGTGCGGCTTATCCAGTTACGTGGTCCTCTTTGATCAACTGGGTTAAAGGCGATGGCTCGGGTGATACAACGACCAATTTTAACTTGGCAGGTTACACGCTGAAAACCTCGGGGACTGACTGGATATTGTTCTGGTCACGAAATGGAGTGATTTACGGTAAGGTGATGCGATGAGTGTCATTGCTCAGGCCATTATGCTGGCTTTCTCCGGTGGCGGAGTTGCGCCACCGGGTGAGGTGGTTTTCAATGCTGCTGGCACAATTAGCTGGACCGTGCCAGCGGGGGTATTTGAAGTCTCTGTTGTCACCGTTGGTGGTGGCAATGGTCACGCAGCAAATGACACCCTAACCGGCACTGGAACCTCTTACTTCAAAGATGCAGCTACTTGTGTAGGGTACGGTAGTAAAGGACGATTTGGTGGCAGCTTTGTTGGTGATGGAGGTGGTGTAGGCGGTTCAGGTGGTTTAGGTTACGTTTGGACTGTTGCGGGATACGCTGACGATTATATTGGCGGGGGTGGTGGTGGTGCCGGAGGCTATGCAGGCACGGGTGGGAACGGTCAAGGTGCAGGCCCTAGTCAGACCTCGAACGGATATGGGGGCGGTGGTGTAGGCATATTTGGTCAAGGTGCATCTGGTGGTGCAGCCTCGGGGCAATCAGGCACAGTAGGAACCGGTGGTGCCGCTGGAGGCGGCGCTGCGGGTATGGGGGCAAATGCTATAGGCAGTTATGGCAAGGCAGGCTCAAATGGTACAAACGGTGGTTATGGTGTGCCAGGGGTATATGGTGGTGGCATGGTAGGTATGGGTGACGCCGCTGGTGGAGGTGGCCTTGGCTGGCGTAATAAAATCGCAGTCACTCCCGGACAAGTTATTACCATCAAGGTTGGTATTGGCGGTGCAGTACGGGTTATGTGGGGAGGCAATCGTTCCTTCCCTCTCAATGCAGCAGCAATTTAATAAGGAACAATCATGGAATATCGCAAGCGTCTTACCGGTGAAGTTTTCACCTACCTGGAACTTCTCCAAGCTGTCACCAACACCTACATTCCCGCAATGCCGACCGAAGCGTACATGGATGCGCTGGGTTATGACATCGTGCAAGAAGTCGTGCCTGAGCAGGTGCAGTACGTCGAGCAGATTCGCGCCGGCATCGAGCAAGGCGAAGGCGGCAAGTGGTATCAAGCCTGGCGCGCAGTACCTTGGCCACAAGCTTTGATCGATGAAGACATTGCGCGCCAAGCCGCGCAAGTGCTGATCGAGAAAAAAGCACTCATGGTCAAGATCGACGACGCCGTGGCCGCGCGTATCGAGCGCTCGACCCGCTTCTCGATGGAGTACGAACAGCGCGAAGCTGCCGCCGAGGCATTCAAAAACAACGCTTACAAGGGCGACCCTGGCGAATGGGTGACGCGCTTCGCAACCAATGCCGGCATGAACAACACTGCCGCGGCCGATCTGATTCTGCAACAGGCAAACGGTCTGCGCGCCGCCCTGAAAGAGTTGGGTAGCCTGCGCATGGACAAGTATCTGGTTCAACAAGCCGAGTCGCTGGCCGAAGCGCAAGCGCTTGCCCAGGACACCCTGAACAAAGTGCAAGCTGTCGTCATCCCATAAGGAGAATTTCGATGTCCAAGAAAGCCACTTTCCGCGTTGCGTTTTACCGCGGCACCCGCCCCGGTGTCGCTGGCGTCTACAACTGGTTCGTGCGTCAATGGGAGTCCGGCCCATACAGCCACGTCGAACTGCAATTTTCCGATGGCGTCAGCGCATCGTCGAGTTTTGCCGACAAGGGTGTGCGCTTCAAGGACATCGATTACACCTCGGGCCAGTGGGACTTCATCGACCTGCCGGCCCATCTGGAAAAGTACGCGCGCGCGTATTTCGAAAAGCACAACGGCGAAAAGTATGACCTGATCGGGAATGTTCACTTTCTGATCGGGTTCATCCAGCACGCCAACGATCGCAAGTTCTGCTCGGAGGCGGTTGCTGAAGCGCTGGGCATTCTCGAGGGTTGGCGTTACGGACCCAATGCGCTGTATCCGATGCTGATCGCCCTGCGCGATGCGCATGCGTGCGGCGAATGCGCTGATAACGTGCGCCTTTACAGGTAAGTCATCGCTGACTTATAATCGGCCGATTATTTAGAGGAATGTCATGTCCAAAGTAGCCATCGTCAACTTCGAAATCTATCAGGGCGCGACCTTCCGTGAGGGTTTCACCTACAAGAACCGTTTCAAAAAGCCGCATGACCTGACTGGCTACGGCGCGCGCATGCAGATTCGTACTGCTGACGGCGAGATCGTGGCCAGCCTGTCGACGACTGAAAACAGCATTACCCTCGGTGGCGTCAATGGCACCATCGATCTTTTCATCCCTGATGAATTGACGGCGCAGATGACCTTCACCAAGGCGAGCTACGACCTGTTTCTTGACGCCGCCAATGGCGACAGCTTCCCAATTCTCGCAGGCTCGGTAACCTTCACGAAAGGTCAAACCCGCCATGAGTAATCTGGTCGAAATCGTCCGTCAAGACATCATCGTCCAAGAAACCGGGCGCATCGATGTCATCACGGTCGGCACACAAGGTCCGCCAGGTGTCAACGGCATGCCAGGCGCTCCCGGTGGCGCGGGCTTTGAAGCGATTGCCGAAACTTCGCTGGGCGGTCATCGCGCAGTCGTATTTGGCGCGTCGGGAAAGCTCGTATATGCGAACTGTAGCGACATCGCGCACCTGCACCGGGTTGCAGGTATCACGATCAATGCGGGCGATGCCGGAAATCCGGTCTCGGTCGTGCGTGGCGCTGAAGTGATGGAGCCATCATGGAACTGGAATATCGACCTGCCGGTGTATCTGGCAGATAACGGTTTGCTGACGCAGACCCCGCCAACCGCACCTGATGCGGCATTTTCCGTGGTAGTGGGCTTCCCGACCTCTGCCACGTCGTTGTTCGTCACGATTCGGGAACCGATCATTCTCACTTAGGAGCAGTACAGATGGGCACCGCCTCGAGCACCAAATTTCTGAAACAATCCAATGGCGCACTGGCTGAAGAAGCCGCGCTGACCACCTCTGCCGGCGCGGGTGACGCCAATAAGATTCCCGCACTGAATGCGTCGGGCGTGCTGGACGCCACCATCGTCGGCGGTAAAGCTGTCTCGGCTGGCGCTGGCGATGCAGGTAAGCCGATTCTGACCAATGGCTCGGGCAAGCTCGACGAGACCATGCTGCCAACCGGCCTGGGTGCCGACGTTTGGTCGCACGTTGCCTCCGAAGCGCTGGCGGCCGGCGACTTCGTCAACATTTGGGACACCTTCAAAGTGCGCAAGGCTGATGCGACCACTGAAGGCAAGCACGCAATGGGCTTCGTCAAAGTGGCCGTTGCCAACGGCGCTACCGCGACCGTCTACTTCGAAGGCACCAATGACCAAGTCACCGGTCAGGTTGCCGGCGATGTGTTCCTGCAAACCACTGCTGGTCGTGGCGGCGCAACCGTGCCGAGCGCTACCGGCAACGTCGTGCAGCGTATCGGCTTTGCTGTGTCGGCTACCGCGGTGAACTTCCAAGCCGGCATGCGCACCGTCAAGGCATGATCATGACGCCTCAAGAACTGCGTGAAGCGGTATATGCAAATCCAGACTGCGCACCAGCCCTTGAGGCGCGTGATCTGGACGCGCTTGCAACCATTCTTTCAAATGACTGCAAGCGCCCATCTGACACCAAGATCGGCAATGGTACGGTTCTCGACGTACTTGGCATGGTTGCCGGCACTACACTGCTGCGTCACATCGCTACCGCCATTGAATTCGAATTCGTTCGGCCTCTGCTGGAGCAAGGGCGTCTTGAAATTGGAAAGCCTTCTGCCCAACTGGCAATTCAAGGTCTGGCCCTTCAAGGCGTAATCACCCAGGGGGCGGCTGATGCGCTTTGCGCTCTTGGCTGGACAACCTCAACGGTCGGTCGGCTGGAAGTTGAAGCCGCTTTATTCAACCCTGACGGAAGCCTGAAAGAGCCACCGCAATGACTGTCCCTGTACGTTCCACTATCGAAATTTTGACCACGACCCCTGTAGCCGCAGGAAGTACAGAGGCAGCACCAGGACTGGTAGGTCCATGGGTATCGGTTGCCGCCGTCAATGGCGGTCAGCTTGTCGCCAGCGTAACTAATGGCGCATCCGCACCAGGTGTTCAGGGCCAGTATATCTGGCAGGGTTCTGATCGCAATGATGGCGTCAACATCAGCGAAATCTGGCGCGGCGGCGGTAATGTGATAGCTAACGGCTCACCGCCTCAACCACCAATTAACCTGCCGCGTGAATTCTCCTACGTGCGCTTGGTATGCTTTGGACACACCACCAACCCGGTGTCGTTCCGGGGTGTGTTGCTGGCTAAGGGCTGATCATGGCTGGTATGACCGTTCAACCCATCCATAAGCCAAAGCTGGACCTGAGTAACCCTCTGGTGCCGAACCTGATCGCTAGCTTTAATGCCGGCTCTGGCCCCGTTGAGCTTGTACAGGGTGGCGTTTCAACTGGTCGTGGACCTAATCAAACAATCCGAGATTCAATACACGGCATTGGTTACGATAACAGGGCCGTTAATTCGGCTCTGTTTTTTGACGCCGTAGAGGCTGCAAAATCTCTTGTAGTAGATCACACAATGGCGATGGACGTTGTGTTTTATGGAGCGCCGGGAGGCAGTGTACCCGCCATTGGTGGCGCTTGGTCTTCTGCGACACAGAATAACGCCCTCTTGGTGCTTGAGAGAACTTCGGCAGACATACTCAATTTGAGTTTCGCGGTAGGTCCATCCACACGCGGACAGCGTACATTTGATATCGGACTTAGTGCGTTGTATGGTCGAAAACTAACCTTGGTTGTGTCGGCAAGTAGAACCCTGCCTGATACCACCGTTCGTCTGCGTGTCTTTTCCGATAATGCACTGTTGTACGATCTAGTAGAGAGTTACTTCGTTACTGGATCGCCAGTTCCACCATTGACAGGTACGGAGTATTTCTCCATTGGTTCCGAACAGATCGAGAATCCTAGCCGTAATTCGAATTGCGTCGTTCTCGCGCAGCATCACTTTAATAAAGTGCTGTCGCTCGAAGAAGCCACCACTCTGGCCGTAAACCCTTGGCAATTCTTTGAAGCGCCGGAGCCACTGATTGGCAATCCAGCGCCTGACAACGAGGAATATGAGATTGCGCCTCGCGCATACCAACCACAGGGGTATGCAAGAATTGATGCTGGGAATCCCACCGCGCGCGGGATGAGGATGGCTCTGAATGCAGGTTCTGGATTTATGAACCTTGTTAATCTCAGGACCATGACGCCTGCGCCCAAAGCGGGAGGCCCTGTCGAAGCCCTTATTCGGGGAACACCACAAGGAGTCGCATTCAACCAGTCTGGAACCAATGCGGGATTTATGGCACCCACCGAACCTTCGGAGGATTTGCACCTGCTAGATCAAGCCACGATCTTAACCTATTTTGTAGTTACCGAAACCACTGGTGCAGGGGATGCAGATGGTAGGGGTCTTTTTGTTAATGGAGGAAGCGAATATATTGGTTTAGGTAGTGGTCTCATGATCCCACCTTACGCAAATCAAAAAGCACTTCGGGCCACATGGCGACAAGCAAACTACACATCTCTTAACCTACCAAGTACAGGCTTAATTCTTGTACCAGGCATGGTTGTTTGTGCAATTCAAACATTTCAACGAAATGGTTTGTGCCAGCTTTATGTAAACGGACAGGTTCTTTCAAGCGCCACGGCGGTAGACCAGCCGCTTAGTTTAGATAATCTCGGAGTTAAGGGTGTACAGGTATCTTACAGTAATCGTTTGGGTGTGGCTCAAACCCTTTTAGGTTGCACGTGGGGCAGGCTACTTTCGCCCGGTGAAATTGCTTCTCTCAGTGCTAATCCATGGCAGTTGTTTGAAAATTCGTATATCTCTGATGAAGATGAATACCGTTCAATCCTCAAGCTCTTGTACTCGCTGAACGGCGGCATGACAGAGGTCAAGCCAGGGTTAGCAGCCAAGCCGCTGGTCATGGTCAATGGCATCATGCGTGAACGTGCAGGGTCCGAAGGTCAGCCGGTCGTTTTGGATGAAAAAGGATATCTGCGCACGGTGTCACAATAAGTCACTACTGATTTACAAATTTCTCCAAAGGAAGTAAAATCGCCAGCAAATTTCCCTTTGCGAGCGAACGACGAAGGATCGACGGAAATGCACCAGCTACCAGGATACCAAATGCCGAATCCCGCCATCTTTGAGCAGCAAATGGAAGACGTGCGCGCAGAAATGCGCGAAATGCGCGGTGTGATGGGCCAAATGGCCAACGCACTGACCAAACTGTCCGTTCTCGAGGAGCGTAACCTCGTTGCCAGCGAAGCGATCAAGCAACTCGGAGTTCGCCAAGATCGTACCGAAAACGAAGTGTCTGACCTGAAGATGGAACAGGTCAAGTTTCAAGGCACTGTATCGGGTATCAGTAGCACCATGAAATTGCTGTGGGCTGTATTCGGCACCGGCATGATCTATCTTGGCGCGCAAGCGTTCAGCATGGTGGCCAAATGAACCTGACCCTTGAACAACTGCAAACGATCGCGCCACACGGTAAAGCGGTCGCATCGAACTTTCTGCCGCACCTAAACGCTGCCATGAAGCGTTTTGACATCGACGCACTGATCGAGCGTCAGATGTTCTTGGCAACCGTGCTGCAAGAGTCGGCCGAACTGACAGCGCTGTCGGAAAACATGAACTACAGCGCCGATGGTCTGCGCCGGGTCTGGCCCAAGCGCTTCACCGCCGAGCAAGCGCAGAAATATGCGCGCAAGCCTGAAGCGATCGCCAACTATGTCTACGCCTGGCGTGGCGGCAATGACGGCGAAGATTCGGGCGATGGCTGGCGCTACCGCGGCGCCGGCTTGATCCAACTAACCTTCAAAGCGAACCAACTGGCTTGCGCCAAGCATTTCGGTAAGAAGGTCGAAGACATGCCTACCTGGCTGCGCACACCTGAAGGCGCCTGCATGTCGGCCGCCTGGTACTGGTGGAATCGCGGCGTCGGTGATTACGCGCTGACCAATGACTTCGACGGCGTGTGTGATCTGGTCAACCTGGGGCGCAAAACCATGGCCCAAGGTGACGCTGAAGGCTTCATCGCGCGCTTGACCATGCTTAAGCGCATTCAGAAAATCATCAAGGAATAATCATGCTCGATAAAGCCCGCAATGCCTGGCGCAGCAAGACGATCTGGTTCAACGGCATCTTGCTCGCCGCCCTGCCGCTGTTCGAACTGGCCCTGCAAGTGCTGCCGCAAGTGCGCGAGTTCGTACCCGATGATGTCTACCGCATGATCGGTCTGGTCGCGGTCGTCGGCAATGCCGCCCTGCGCTTCATGACCACCCAACCACTGGAAGCAAAATGAACGAACTGATGCGCAGCGCCATGGCAATTCTGCTGGCGATCTTTCTTGGCGTGTTTGTCGGCTGGACGCTCAAGAGCCAGGCGATCAAGTCGGGCGAGGTTCGTCAAGCGCGCGCAGCGGTCAAAGAGGTCAAGCAAGAGATTGCCCAATCCGCGGTCATTAGCACCACCCTGGAGACCGCCATTCGTTCGGATGCTACCCGCATCGACAAGATCGAAGTGGCGGTCGCTGAACGCATTAAAACCAACACACCGATCCGTCATGACCCATACCCTCGATCCGCAACCTCCGAAGCCGCCACGCACACCGACCTGGCTTGTGTACCTGATGAGCATCGCCGCGTTCTTGATGCTGGCACTGTCCGGCTGCTCAACGCTGCCCGCGCCGGTATTCAACCCACCGCAAGCGAGCTTGGTCAAGAGCGCGCCGCTGCCAGCACTGTACGTTGATCCGACTGCGCCGGCGAACGCGGCAACCGACATTGGGCTGGAAGAACTAGCCCAAGACAGCTTGACGATTACCAAGCTGTACCGGGAATTGGCCGCGCGTCATGACAAGCTGGTTGACGAAGTGATGCAGTATCTTGTCAAACAGGCCAAGTAGCCATAAAAAGTTGCTTGGTCTTATTGTTTGGTAAGTCAGCACTGATGTATAGTGGGGCCTTCTTCAACCAGTGGAGCGGTCCTCATGTCCAGCAAGCAATCCAGCCGTAGCGCACAGCGTAACGCCAAACGCAGCGGCAACCACCCTGAACAGCAATTCGCTCAGGCACTTCCAGCACCCCGCCCTGTTCGCTCCGCCCCCTTCGAACCACGCACCGACAATCAACGCAAATACGCCAGCGCACAGCGTCAAGGCGGCGTCACGTTCGGTCTTGGACCAGCAGGCACCGGTAAGACCTTCGTCGCCGGCTGTATCGCTGCTGAAGCGCTCTTGGCCAAGAAAGTCGAGCGCATCATTCTGACCCGACCAGCGGTTGAAGCTGGTGGCGAGAAGCTGGGCTTTCTGCCGGGTGAGAAAGAGCAAAAGTTCGATCCTTACTTCGACCCGTTCCGTGAAGTGCTGGAAGAACGCCTGGGCAAGTCGTTCGTCGAATACCTGATCAAGCAAGGTCAGATCAAGTGCGAACCGTTCGCCTACATGCGCGGCAAGACCTTCAAGAATGCTTTCGTGATCCTGGACGAAGCGCAAAACGCCAGCATCGAACAGTTCAAGCTGTTCTTGACGCGCATTGGCGAAGACGCGACCGTGGTCATCAACGGCGATGCGAGCCAAGCGGACGTGCGCAACTCCGGTCTGCTCGAGAGCGCCAGCCGGCTGATGCATATCTCCGGGGTGAAGGTGATTAAATTCACCCGTACCGATATCGTGCGTTCGGGCCTGGTGGCAGAAGTGGTCGAGGCTTTCGAGGCGCCGCATCCGCGAATCAATCCGCTGCTGGAATAAACAAGGGCAAGAATGGGGCCGATCGTGGTCCCATTCTTACTTGGGGTGGAGCTTGGGGAATGCCGACGCTTTCTATAAGTCTTTATAACTACAATCAAAACATACAACATAAAGTAATAAGTATTTAGAAACGGGTGGCATTCCCCAAGTCCACCCCAAGCGGAGAAACCCATGAACATCGAAGGCATCTACGGGACATTCTTCGGCTCGTCATTGACACGCCAAGAATGCGAGGCATTTGCGATCGCCCGGATCGACGCCAAGCTCTTGAAGAAAGAAGTCGGCTTGTACGCAACAAAGTGGTTCGACTATCGGCCACTACACCCAACCATGGCAACCTACTTGCTGGCCCATCACTACAACCGGGCCTACGGTGACTTCATGAAGGAAGCGCTCGACTACAAAAAGCGCTTCATGGCCGCATTCAAGGGTAAAGACGTCATGATGGCGCGGGAAGTCAAGTCGTTCTGGAAACTACGCCAGCGCATCGATGAGCTTGGCATTCGATACGACTTTTTCTGCCGCGAAGCGATGGCATGGTGTATCGACAACGGCTGGCGTCAACCACCACGCCCGGCGCATGTATCGACCAATGACGACCTGATCGTATTTGTGATGAACCGCTGGCATGAAGAATGTCAAGCCAAGGTGCAGTGGGCGATCAACCCGCGCTACACCGCCGCGCAGTTTGTCGGCGCACCCGACCAAGTGGCGTATGAAGCCTACCTGGCGGAAGCGATCATGAAGCGCGCGCATCCGAAATTCGCCCTGCATGCGGCGCTGTACCACCATGACGCCGTGCGTATCGAAGCGGCAATTCGTATCTTCCCCGCGACGGCGATCGATGCCGCAATCGAGTTGTGCTTGGCAGAACAGTTCAGTCAGAACTGATTGAGCTATAATCGGTTCATCTGCGAGAGGTTCGCAACCTAACACCCCTGGAGAAATAACAAATGAATCACCCGAACGAACTCGGTCGCTGCATGACCGTCGACGCCGAGCGTCAAGCCCAAATCGAAGAAGCGCGCCGCCTGGCCGCGCAAGAGACACCACCGGCACGTCGCACCATCACCCTGACCCTGAATGACGGCGCTAAACGCCCACAAAAAGACCAAGCGCCGATCAAGCGCCCGGGCGGAAAGCCGGTCGTCGGTCACGAAGCGTTTCTGCGCGCCCTGTGCCACTCTGGTGCCAACGTCATCATCGAAAAGGTGTCGTCGGGCCAGCAGTATCAAGGCAAGCTCAAGCATAGCGATTCGTACACCGTAACGATGCTGGTCGCTTCGATCAAGCAGCCTAACGACGATGAATTCGTGACAGTTACGCCTGTGGAGCGCGTGATCTACAAGCACGACATCAGCGAGTTCTACACCACGACGGCGCGCGTAGCATGACTGATGCATTGGCACATGCAGAAGCCGAGGTAGTGGCGCTGGTCGCCGGCGTGATGCACGGCGTAGCGCACGGTCCCGCGCATGGTGCGTCGAGTGCGCCCATGGCAATCGGCACCGACACGTATGACTTTGACGACGAGTTTCAGTCGAAGGTGGCAGTACACGCCGTGCGCAACCTGGACTTCATGCGCAAGGTCGGTCACTTGGTGCGCCCCGAATACTTTGACAATGCCGGCGAGGCGGCGATGGTCAATATCGCCATGCGCTACTACGAAAAGCATGGCAGCGTTCCCACGGCAGTCATCGCCAAGGAAATGCTCAAAGAGGACATCGTCAGCAAGATCGTTCGCTCAGACATCAAGCCTGCGGCAGTCGAAGCGTTCAAGGGCGTCTACGGCGCCGAAGCGGACCTGTCTGACGGCGATGCGATTGCCGAGCGGGTTGCTGAGTTCGCCAGGCATCAAGCGGTGCAAGCGACCATTCTCGAGTCCGTGGAGTTGCTCGAGAAGCGTCAGTTCGACAAGATCGAGGCGCGCATCAAGGCTGCGGTCGAGGTTGGGATCAACACCGACGGCGACGAATACGACTACTTCGACAAGATCGACGAGCGCACCAACAAGCGCAATGACAAAAAGATGGGCATCTTGCCACCGACCGGCATTACCACCGGTCATCGCGAGATTGACGACTTGCTGTATCACCGAGGCTGGGGCCGAAAAGAACTGTCGGTCATCCTGGGTGGCGCAAAGTCGGGTAAGACCACCGCCCTGATCAACTTTGCCAAGGCGGCAAGTCTCGCCGGCTACAATGTGCTGTACGCAACCTGCGAAGTGTCGGCTGACATTATCTCGGAGCGTATGGACGCAACGATGTCGGACACCGAAGTGAAAAAGCTGATGGACAGCATGCACTCGGTAGCATCGAAGGTCAAAGCGCTCATGCCAAAAGCAGGCGCGCTCAAGATTCACAACTACCCATCGGGCACCCTGACGCCGAACCAGTTGCGCGGTCTCTTGCAGCGGTACAAGAGCCCAAAGTTCATGCCAAATGGCACGCTGCGCCCTGCGATCAAGTTCGACCTGATCATCGTCGACTATGCCGACATCATGGCGCCAAACCACCGGGTCAACGACGCCATCGAGAACAGCAAGGGCATTTACCTGGATCTGCGCGCCATTGCGCACGAAGAAGATGCCGCAATGCTGACGGCGACGCAATCGAACCGGGAGGGCTTCAAGTCTGCGGTTGTTAAAGCCGAACACGTTGCAGAAGATTTCAATAAGGTCCGCACTGTCGACATTATGATTTCGATCAATGTGACTGACGAAGAACGCGCAACCGGCGAAGCGCGCCTGTACTTTGCAGCATCGCGTAACCAAGAAGGCGGTTTTACCATCTTCATCAAGCAAGAACTGTCCAAGATGAAATTCATTTCGGGCATCATGCGCGTCGAATAAGGAGCAGCAATGAAAACTGTAGGGTATTTGCCACCAACACTGACCGGCGTGCTGTTTGTCGAGCCTCTGACGAATGTGGACGGCGAAATGATCGCCGGTCAGAAAGAAGTTGTACTGCGCGCAGAGGCGCAAGGGCTGATTGATTCGCACATGAAGGATGCAACCAACCTTGCAGAACTGCTCATTACCGCACGCAAAGAGCGCGCCGGCTGGGAAAGTGAAGCGAAATACTACCTGACGCAATTGGAAAACGTTCATGCAGAACTGGCTGAACTCAAGCGCGGCAACCGCATCACGCGTGCGCTGCGCATTCTCTTTACCGGGGAATGACGATGAAAACTAGCCAAGAAGCGCATGCTGAAATTCAGCAGGTTCGTTCCAGGCGTGCCGCTTACATCATCGACAAGAAATTCTTGATCGGTATGACGGTAACGCAAGCGCAAACTTACCTCAAGGCGCGCGCTGTAAAAAGTCGCACCGTGACCCTGGACGGTACGCCTCGCCCAGTCACGGCAGACTGCCGTTGCGATCGTATCAATCTGCATGTGCGTAACGACAAGGTCGAGGCGGCATATGTCGGGTAAAACGCGTATCTACAAGTTTCAATGGATGCCGCTTCCCTGGCTGATGCTGGTCGTCATGGCGGCTGACGAACTGTGGTCGAACACGCTCATGAATGGCGATCGCAAGTACAACCTGTTCGCGTTCGGCTGGTATGAGCGACCTGACTCTCCCGGCATTCGCCTGTACAGCATCATCATCTTGTGGCTGTCGATTCGCATCGGTATCAACAGCACCTACTGGCGCAAACCACGATGAGCGCACATGTCAGCTACCGCGCCGAGAACAATGACTTGCAAGAGGCGCTGGACCTGATCGACATGGAAGCCTGGCTCGATCGCGAAGGTATCGAGTACAAGCTCAATCGTGGTAGCCGAGGCATGCAATTGAACGTTCAGGAGTGCCCTTGCTGCGGCAGTAGCAAGTGGAAGGTCTACCTGAACGCCGAAAGTGGTCTTGGCAACTGCTTCGACGGCGATTGTGAGGTTAAATTCAACAAGTGGAAGTTCATTGCTTCCCATTTAGGCACGCCGCACCGGGACACCATCGAGCACATCAAACAGGTGGCTCGAGAGCAGGGGTGGCGACCGCCGCGCAAGAAAGAGGTGGCAACAACCGTCACTGGCGAGCTTAAGTTTCCAAAGTCGATCGCGCTACCGCACAACGGGCGCAACCTGAAATACCTGGATGCGCGCGGGATCACTGCCAATATTGCCGCATACTTCGAACTGCGTTACTGCCATGAAGGCAAGTTCTCTTACGTGGAAGACGGCAAGACGCGCGTGCAAAGCTATGACAGGCGGGTCTTGATTCCTGTGTTTGATCTTGAAGGCGAGCTTGTGTCGTTTCAGGGTCGTGACACCACCGGCGCCGCCGACAAGAAATACCTGTTCCCACCCGGGTTCGCCAGTACCGGTACGCACCTGTACAACGGTCACAATGCCTGGGGCGCCGAACAGATCGTCTTGGGCGAAGGCGTGTTCGACGTTGCTGCCATCAAGATCGCGCTCGATGAAGATATGACACTGCGCGATGTCGTGGCGGTGGGTACGTTCGGCAAGCACTTGTCCCACGGCGACGAGAACGGGCAGTTGGCCAAATTGCTGGCACTGAAGAAGCGCGGCTTAAAGACAGTAACCTTCATGTGGGACGGTGAAGACAAGGCGATCGACGACGCAATCAAGGCGGGGTTGCTGCTGCTGTCCGTGGGGTTCAAGGTGCGTATCGCCATTCTGCCTGAAGGCAAAGACCCGAATGAAGTGCCGGCCCAGGTGGTGCGCGAGGCGTTCTACAGCGCGACCAACTTGACACCGGCCACCGCAACGCGACTGCGGCTAAAGAAGCGCTAACCGGTCGTTTCAGTCAGTGATGACTTGTCGGTCCTGACCGTGACCCGTATCATTGACCTATCGAAGAATCAACCGCGCGAAGTGCGCGAAGGCCAGCATGAGCAACTATTACATTTTTTCGTCGTATCTGGAACACACCAGCGGCAGCAAGTTCTATGAAACCGTGCAGATCAATGAAGAAGGCGGCGCCGCTGTCTTGATCAAACGTCACGGCCCGATTACATCGAAGGTCGGCGGTGGCAACTTTACGCCAATGTATTCGACGCATCAGTCTTGCACCAAAGAGTGCATGAAAATTTTGAGCGAGAAGCGGCGCGTGCGCGGCGGTGGCAAGTATGAAGATGTCACCCCGCCAAGCGACATGCGCCTGCTTAACGCCAACGGCAGAACGGTCAATAGGCAAGAATTGATCGACATCGTCAACGAGCATTATCCGGGCAAGCAGGCGACAGCGGTTTTGTCATATTTTGCCTTGACTGGGCAGTCTGACCAAGATAACAGAGGCATCGTCGATGAGCGCCCGGATGAGCCATCTGAACGCGATGCCAATTGGGGAGCGTGGTGATGACTGAAGCGGAAGAAATGATCGACAGACTGCCACTTCAAACCCAGGCAGCTTTGCGCAAGGGCATGCTGTGGAACATTCGATGCGCCATCAATTACGTGCGTTATGAAAAGCAAGAGCAAATTTACCTGGAAGAATTTGCCAAAGAGGTAGAAGCGCAACCGCCTACATGGGGCGCATTTTAAGGAGAAGAAATGAAAAACGAACCAATCATTCATGACAAGCATCATCCGACCGCCGCGTCGGGTCAGGTAGATAACGCTTACTATCTGCGCCATTGCCCGATCGTCGAGCGTGGCCCTGCCTATGCGGCATGTCTCAGTCGCTTAAGTGACATCAGCGCCGGTCGCAGCAATGAGCGCACCGCACAGTGTCAGCGCGCGGTCGACACTGGCGCATGCATCGCGCACGGCATGCGTGAGCAAGAAACGATCGCCGGCAGCGCCCTGTTTTACTTTCCGCGTCCGGCCAATAAACCATACTTGCCGATGTCGGTCGCTGGTGACTTCGGTGTACAAATCACGAACCACACCGACCCGGCGCTGTACACGAACCCGCCAAAAGTCGCGCCTGCGAAACCGGTCGTGGTCGACGGTGGAACGTTCGCTGACGCGCTCAACATGGCGTTGAAAGACCCCGCACCAGTGACAACCGTAACCCTGCCGCACCACGGACCGGTCGACCTTGAAGCCAAACCGCTCGGTACAGCCAAGAAGGGTGACCTGAGCATCACAACGCTGGCCAACGCCGGCCCATCGCCCGGTGACATGCCGCTTGACCGTATGATCAAAGCGCTGCCGCTCCCGATACCGCCAGAACCGCCCAAAACGGCCGCTACGACGCGACCGCCCATGAATCCGGGGGAAACCCCATTGCAGTACGCCCGTCGTCTGGCGGCCCTTAAAACCTCAACCTGAAAGAACAGCATGGCAAGCAAGAAAATCAACGAAATGAAAGTGACGATCTGGACCGACACGATGCGCTCGGACATGACTGGCAGCATTTCGGCCAGCGTGATCGAGAGTTTCAACTACATCATGCCAAGCGGGACCAAGACTGCCGCGGAAAACCGCGAACTGGCACTCAAGCTCATGACCGAGCGTCACGAAGCGCTCAAGGCTAACGGCCGCTAAGGATCAATCATGAACATTACAACGACGGATGATGTGTTCGACCTGATCGAACAAGTTGCCGCCCTGCCAGGCAAGAACGACAAGATCGCACTGCTGAAGGAGCACGCTGGTGCCAACCTGCTGCGCGCCGTGCTGGAAGCAACGTACAACCCGCTGATCAGCTATGGCGTGCGCGTGCTACCGCCAAGTCACCTCGACAATGATGGCGTAACGTTTAATGAAACGGGTGACGCATGGGCTGTGATTGACGGCCTGGCCAATCGAACCCTTACTGGCGCTGCCGCTCAAGCGGCAATCACGCAAGTCTTCGGCAAATTGACAGCAAAGTCAGGTCAACTGTTCAAGCGCATCATCCTCAAGGACATGCGTGCGGGTTTTTCCGAGGAAACCGTCAACAAGGTCTGGCCCAAGCTGCTGCCTGACTTCCCGTACATGCGCTGCAGCCTGCCCAAAGACAGCAAGATGACCGACTGGCTCGATATCGAGGGTGGTATCAGCCAGGAAAAAGCGGACGGCATGTATGCCAACATCGACCATGAAGAAACCGGCGAAGTGTTCATGTACTCGCGCGCCGGTTCGATGTTCCCGATGGACAAGTTCAACGCACTGGCGGCGTCGATTGCGAACCTGCTGCTGCCTGGTACACAAACGCACGGCGAATTGCTGGTCATGCGTGAGCGCGGCGACGGCACTGTTGGCGTACTGTCGCGCGAAACTGGCAACGGCATTCTCACCAGCGTACTTAAGGGCGGCGACTTCGAAAACGGCGATTACCCGGTGCTGATGGTATGGGACCAGATTCCACGCAACGCCGTGGTCAGCAAGGGCAAGTACGATGTGCCATATCGTGCGCGTCTGGCAAGTCTGATCAGTCAGGTCAAAGCCGGCACTGGCAGCTTTATCACGGTCATCCCGACCCGCATCGTCAAAAACACGGCAGAAGCGTATGCGCACGCCGGCGAACTGATGCTGGTCGGTAAAGAAGGCACGATCGTCAAGCGCAAAAGCGCCATCTGGAAAGACGGCACCAGCAAAGAGCAGATCAAGCTCAAGCTGGAATTTGAAGCCGATCTGCAAATCGTCAAGATTCTGCCGGGTGAGGACAATACCAAGAACGAGGGTCGGCCCGGTCGTCTGGCTTGCGCTACCAGTTGCGGCGGTATCGCGGTCAATGTCGCGGTCAAAAACGAAGCCATGCGCGCCGCCCTGGAAAAAGATCCGCAAGCGTGGCTTGGCAAGATCATGCCGGTGACGGCGAACATGGTCATGACGCCGAGTCAGTCAAACCCGCTGCATTCGCTGTTCTTGCCACGCTTTTCGCAAGACACGTACCGCATCGACAAGACCGACGCCGACACCCTCGAGCGCGTGTTCGCGATTCAAGAAGCTGCCAAGCTCGGTCAAAAGCTGCTCGCTGATGCAGTCAAGGTGGCGGCATGAGTACCGACATTCATCAATGGTATCGCGAGCGCGCCGCTGACACGCGTCACAAAGACGGCGACATTGAGTTTGACGGTGACGCCGCAGTATCGTTCGGTGACGATAACGGCGCTTACGTGCAAGCGTGGGTCTGGATCGATGGCCTGCCGCCAGATACGTTCGATGTCAGCGAGGGTGGCAATTGTGACTAATGCGGAATACCAGGCAGCGAAAGCGACCTTTCCATGGACTGAGCACGTGGTCACGCAAGGCAGGCATACCATCATCAAGATCGTCGACAACGCCGGCAATGAGGTGCCGCTGTTCACCATGACCAAGTTCTTGACCATGATCACCGCCAAGCTGTCTGATACCCGCTAAGGGCCAGAAAACCATTCAGGGCGACATACCAACCGCCCTGAATGGCGATCTTCTAGCGGGTTCTGTCAAGCGCTTTATTTGCGTTGCTACCTTCCAACAGTCATTGTGTGCAAACCACTCTCACCTATAATGCCGTTGGTTAACGCAAGGGCGAAAAAAAACGCCCCGAAGGGCGCTAAAGGCTCAGAACGAAAGCGGGTTACAGGTTATCAGATTTCATTGGTGCGATCGCATCGAGGATACGAATCTCGTCTTCGCGCGTGCGAATCTTGGGATCGCTCACCTTGCCGGTGCGGATCACTTCGATGATGTCGATCTCGTTTTGTGTCAGTACAGGCTGACCGAGAACGGTTTCTTCGATGGCTTGCCAGGTTTGTGGCTCGTACTCGTTCATGACCATGCGAAACAGAACAACAGGATCAACACCGAGCGCGCGTGCCATTGGGCCAACCTTGCTCAGTGGAAGTTTGGTTTCGCCCTTCTTGAACATCGAAATGATGTTCGGTTTGTTGAAGCCCGCTTCCTGTGCGATTTCGTGCTGAGTCTTGCCAGACAGGCGAATCTGTTCGGTCAGGTACTCAGCAACAGTAACGGACGAGCGACGGCGCGAACGAGTGGCGGTGACAGTGGTACGATCTTGCAGGGCGGACATTTGAAACTCCTTTTTGGCAACAATAAGTCGCTAGTGATTTAATATTGGTAACGAATCAATTATAGTGCATGCGCATGCTACGGCTGCATATTTACTTGGGACGGCAGTCGAAATTTGTCAATAGGGTTTATGCAGAGAAATGATGATTAAATTAAATTGATCACAGTCAATTTACGAAACGCTTGAACTATAATGGCTATGTTAGGTGTCTAACATAACAAAACAATCCCAAGGAGCAAGTCACATGACCGCAGCGGCACTGGCAGCAACCCCAATTTTCCCACAAAATCAACTGGTCAGCCTCGACCTTGACGGATACATTGACTTGAAAGAGCGTTCTGCCACGCAATCATTCTTGGACCTGGGCAGCACAATGATCGAACTGGTAAGCCATGCGCAACTCGGTTCGATGATTCTGATCAACACCAGCGGAGAGAAAAGCGCAGCGATGCGTTTGTGATCCACGGCTGACTTGTTTTGAAGGCGGGCAATGTCCCGCCTTTTTCTATGGCGCAATCGAATGCCATCTTGTGCGTCCTGACCGCTCTGTTTATAGTATATCGTCAGTCAGAAATTACTTAACATAAGGGAAAACCACATGGCGATGAACGACCGAGTCCATATCATGCGTGAGGCGATCGTCAAGATCACGCAGATGCTTGCCGGCAAAAGTATTCAAGTGACGCAACGCGGCATCAAAGCGTATGTCAAAGCGAACGAGAAGGGTGTGCCATTTCTGGTCAACCTGCCGTTCATCCCTGACAACGGCACTGACGAACTGATCGACGCGGTCCAGGGTTTTCTGGATCACGAAGTGGCGCACATTCTGTTCACCGACTTCAACGCCATGCCAAAAGCGATGCGTGAAGGCACCGGTAACATGCTCAACCTGCTGGAAGACTCGCGCATCGAGCGTGAAATGTCCAAGCGCTTCGAAGGGTCGGCCGATAACCTGAACCGGGTCGGCAAATTCTTCCTCGAGAAGTACACCATGCCAAAACTGGAAGAGGCGCTGGCACAAGGTGATAACGAAAAGGCTGTTGGTTTGCTCATGGTGCCGCTGCTGCGCGGGATGGCAGGTCAGCATGTCTACCGCGACTTCATGAAAGACAAGATGGCGCACGTGCAAGAGCAGTATGACAAGATCAAGGACCTGGTTCCTCAGATCGAAGCGCTTGTTACGACGGACGACTGTCTGAAGTTGGCGTCGACGATCAAGAAACGCTTGTCAGCGCTGCCGAGCGATCCATCTGACCCGAGCGACCCAGCGGACCCTTCTGCTTCGCCACCACCATTGAAGACGCCAAGCGGCGCTGGCCCGAGCGATCCCTCTGACCCTTCTGATCCATCTGACCCGAGCGGTGATCCGTCTGATCCGAGCGGCGACCCAAGCGACCCTGGCAGCGGTGCCGGCGACCCATCTGCCGACCCTTCGGGCGACATGACCATAGGTGACGAAAAAGGTGACGACACGCCCGGCGATGCTGAACCGGGCGAGCGCGCCGCACCAGAAGGCAATGAAGAAGATATCGCTTCGTCAAGCGCCATGACCTGGAACGACATCGACAAAAACATGGCAGTCGACTTCGACGATTGCGTGTCATCGGTCATTACCAACAGCGCCGCTGATGCCGCCAGTGATGCCGAGTATCTGATCTACACCAAGGACTTTGATGTGATCGAGCCGCTTGTCGTCGGTACAGGCTACAGGGACGACTACATGCGCAATATGGTCGACGATGTGGATCACATGGTTGGCCCGCTGCAAAAAGACCTGGAGCGTGCGATCTCGGCCCGGTCGCTGTCGCAGTGGGTATCCGGTCACCGCAGCGGTCGTCTTAACCCTGCCAACCTGAGCCGCTTGGCGGTGGGTGATCCGCGGGTGTTTCGCAAAAAGCACGAAGTGACCAACAAAGACGTCGCCGTTGAACTGGTGGTGGATATGAGCGGTTCGATGAGCGGCACCAAGGTGACGACCGCCAGTCGCGCCGCATATGCCCTGGCGTCGGTTCTCGAGCGTATCGGCATCCCTTGCGAAGTGATCTGTTTCACGACTGGTCGCGCCGCATATGACGACCGGGCGCATTACGAAAGCGAGATTGCCAAGATTGGGCGCAGCTATAGCCGCAATGAATCGCTGTATATGCCAATCTTGAAAGGCTTCGACGAGCGCTTGCTGCCCAACATCAAGCAGCGCTTTGCCTGGCTTCCGCATTGCAGCGACTTGCGCAATAACGTCGACGGCGAGTGCATCGAGATCGCCGCGCGTCGTCTGATGGCGCGTCGTGAAGCCGGCAAGATCATGATGGTCTTGTCTGATGGCGCTCCGCACGCTGCTGGTTCGTCGGCAGAACTGTCGAAGCACTTGAAGAAAACCGTCAAGGCGATCATGAAGGCGGGCGTCAATGTGCTGGGGATCGGGATCGAGTCGGACGCGGTGCGTCAGTATTATCCGAAGTCGCTTGTGCTGCACAACGTCAGCGAATTGCCAACCGTTGTCATGAAGGAGTTGCGCGCCGTACTCATTAAGTAAGGCAACCGTGACGGAACCGCATAAGATCAGTCATCACTGACTTGCGGTTCCTGACCGACCCGCTTATCATGATGTCTGTCACACGAAGCGCAATATCAACCTGACCGGAAGTCGGTCGCATCGGAGAAAAAGCTCAATGAGCAATCAAAAAATTAGCTGCAAGATTTGCGGCGCTCAGACCCATGTCATTCAGCGTCACCTGGCAGAAGCGCACGCCGGTATCACCCTCGATCAATACCGCTCGCTCTACCCAGGCGAGCCAGTGATGTCGCAAGCGGCGATCGATCTGCTGGAAAAGAAAAAGCGCGAAGAACAAGCCGCCGTCAAGGAAGAAGCGGTCATGGAAATGACTGCCTCGGCAGCGGTGACGAAGGAAGAAGGCGCCAGCATTTCGGCCCTGATCCCGAAGGGCCAACTGGTCCCGCGACCGCTGCACGAAGTGTTCGATTTTGGCTCAATCAAAGCTGCGATGAACAAGCGCGGCGACCCGATTCCGATCAGTGTCATGACCAAGCACGACCAGCAAGACATGGTGCCGGCAGTGTCGAACAACTACGTCTACAACATCGACGAACTCAAGGACGTGATCCTGGCCGTCGAGAAGAACATTCCCTGCTACATTTGGGGCCACAAAGGTTCGGGCAAGTCCGAACTGTGGGAGCAAGTCTGCGCCCGTACCAACCGGCCAATGCAGCGTGTGCAGCATACCGTGAACACCGAAGAAAGCCACATCGTCGGGCAGTGGACCGTCAAGGGTGGCGAGACCGTGTTCGAACTCGGCCCGCTCCCGATGGCAATGATCAACGGCTGGGTGTATGTGGCTGACGAATACGACTTCGCAATGCCAAGCGTGCTGGCGGTGTACCAGGCGGTGTTGGAAGGTAAGCCGCTGGTCATCAAAGAGGCGCCGGCTGAACTGCGGGTCATCAAACCGCATCCCAACTTCCGTATGGCCGCAACTGGCAACACGAACGGTTCGGGCGACGAGACCGGGTTATATCAAGGCACCCTGATTCAGAACAGCGCGAACTATGACCGCTTCGGCATGGTCATCAACAAGCAATACATGGACAAGAAAGCTGAAAGCAAGATTTTGCAGAACACTTGCGCCATGAACGAGCCAGACGCTGACAAGATGATCGACTTCGCCACGCAGATTCGCGAAGCGTTCGCTGCCGGTCGTATGAGCGACACCGTGTCGCCGCGTACCCTGATTTACGCAAGCCGCATCGGCGTACTGCGTGGTTCGTTCCGTCATGGGCTGAACCGCTCCTTCATCAGCAAGCTGTGCAAGGTTGACCGCGAAGTGGCAGACGGTCTGGCGCAGCGTATCTTCGGGGCGGTGTAACATGTCTCAGCCGGCAGTCAAGTTTGAAGACAATGTCGGCCTCGTCCACTTGCAAGCCAGGCGTGGTTTGCAGTGGGCGTCAAAGACCGGCTGCGGTCTGAACTACGACGACATGTTTCAGATCGCCAGCGTGGCATTTCTGACCGCTGCGCAAAGCTATAACCCGGACAGTGGTTTCAAGTTTTCAACGTACTATACCCAGGCGGCATTCTCTGAATTTCGCCGTGAGATTGGCATCATGACCGGTGTCAAAAACCTCAATACCGACCAGCGCGCCGAGATCGTGCAGCGCAAAGAGGAAAATGCGCGCCGGCGCGGGTTGGGTCAAGCGGAACTGCCAGAAATGGCATACGGTCTGCAGCCGATGAACTTCGGTGACTTGACCTCGCGTGACGAGGATTATTCGTCGTTTGAAGAATCGATCGCCTCGGAAATGCGCACTCCCGAGGAAATCGTTGAGTTTCAACAGGTGTGGAACCAAGTCACCGCTGACTTGTCACCATTGGCGCTACTCATGGTTGAATGGTTGCGTAACCCACCACCTGAACTGTTGCGTGAACTGGCAGCGCAGGAAGCGTATGCAGATCGCGCCCTCGCCGCAGGAAAGCGCCCCAAGGGGCTGCGCGACGGTGTGTCAGTGTCAGCGGTGAAAAAGTTCGTTGGGCTGGTCACAGATGTGCCAAAAGGTCAGCTTGTGCTTGCCGAAGCAGAGTTGGAACGCGTGGTAGAGAGAATCGAGGAGATTTACGCAAGATGACAGCGACAGCCGAACAACAAGCTCCAGGCTGCTTTGCAAGCGCCAGTGTGTACGGAGCGGACTCGGTGGTGTGCCAAGCATGCCCCGCTTACGCCGGTTGCGGCGAAGAATCGGTCAAAACGCTGCAAGAAATTCGCCAGCTTGTCGATGTGACTGACTTGCTGGCGCGTCACAAAGCGGCACGCGCACGCGTAGCGCACCGCTTAAGCCCACCGGGCAAAAAGAAACCAGTTGAGCCATCGACGGTCCCTGTGTCGCAAGCGCCGGCGATTGTGCAGCCGCTTGAGCGCACTACGCCAATGGTCAAGACGGTGCATAGCATTTCACCCGAAGACCAGGCGACAATCGACATGCTTGGAACAAAAAACCTCAAAGCGCGTGAACAGGCGATCGTACTGTGCAAGAACGGTAAGGTTGACGATATGCGCAGCCTGTTACCGGTACAGGGCAACCCGTTCGCTGAGAGTGGGCCAAAATATTTGCGTGTTGCATGTGACATGCTCATGCGTGGCGGTTTTACCAAAGCGCAGTTCAAGATGCAGTTGGTGTCGGAGTTGAAGTGGGGCGATACGACCGCGGCGAGTCACGTTGCGCTGGCATGCGCACTGCTATACAGCTTTAAGATTGCCGTACCGGATAGCTCGGGCGCCTTCGTCATCAATCCTGCACTGTATTGCGACAATGAATAATCACAACGAAAGGGAAATCATGGCAGATGGATACGATTACGGCGATCCGCCAAGGGTTCAATCGGCAGTCGATAAGCTCAAGGGCGCCGGCTTCACGACCGGGCAGGCAATCGCAATCAATCACGTTGTCACCGAGGCTGATAGAAAGCTGATGCTGCGCGTGGACAAAATGATGGCGATGTTGCGCGACGAAATACACGCAGATATCAAGCAGGATCGTGACAATACCAATACGGGGCGCTACATCGTCACCGTGGCGCTGGTTGCGGCAGTCTTGATCGGCTTCGCGTTGGGCAAGGTGTTCGGATGAACCTCAAGCATGCACTCTCGGTTCGCTCGGACTTCAGTATCGGGCAATCGCTACTTCAGGTAGATCACATCATCACGGAGGCGGTCAAGCACGGCTATGAATCCGTGGCACTGGTCGACGACATGTCCGTTCACAACTTGGTAGACTTCTGTGCCAAAGCGAAGAAGGCGGGTATCAAGCCCATCATCGGCTGTCGCATTCGGGTGGTCGACGATCCACTGTACCGCGCACCAAAGAAGGCGTCGGGCGACCCGATCAAGCCTAACCCGCTGGTCATGCTGAAGGTCTACGTCAAAGATGACGCCGGCATTCACTCGCTGATGAAGCTGCTGTCGAAGGCAAACAGCCGCGAATACTTCTACTATCACAGCCGCGTTGGCTGGGACGAGATCAAGGAGTTGGAGGGTTGCATCGTCACGACCGGCGACTTCTACAACGTCTTCTCGCATCCAATGTATGAGGAGATCGTTCTCAACTTGCGCGACCAGTTTCGCGATGACTTCTATATCGAACTTCCGCCGATCGACACGCCGCTGTTTGACACCCTGAACACGCGCGCGCTCAAGGTCTCGGCAGATGGCGGCATTCAAACGCTGGCAACCTACCCGTTCATGTACCGGGAAGATGAAGACGCCGACAGTCTGGAAGTGCTGAACGTCATCACGACACAGCAGAAAATCGCTACGTCATGGCGACCGCGCCAGCAGGTCAAGAGCTTTGGCTTCAAGGCGCCGAATGAGTTGGCCAAGCGTGTCAGTGCTGCGCACCAGCGCCAGCAAAAGTGGGGCATCCCGCTCGGTGGTCGATGGAAAGCCGGTCTCGAGAACGTCGAGAAGGTCGCCGCCGCCTGCAATTACGACTTCAAGAAAATGCCAGTCTCACTCCCGGTCATGGCGACCGACGAGTTTCAGGCGTTGGGTCGCAAGTGTATCGAGGGCTGGAAGCGCCGCTTCTCGCAACCCATGCTCGGCTATATGCCCAGCCCCGAGGATATCCCGGTCTATCAGGCGCGTCTGAAGTATGAATTGTCAGTGCTGAAAAAGATGGGCTTCGCCGGCTACTTCTTGCTGGTCGAAGACTTGGTCATGTGGGCCAAGACGAACGGGATCATTGTCGGCCCGGGTCGTGGTTCGGTCGGCGGTTCA